TATAATTCATGCCCCAGCAGGGACAGGAACATGCAAACTAGTATGGGTTGACATCAAAGAAGGATGGAAAGGTGTACAGTTTGCAATGAAAGTAAGACAGTGGCGTGACCAGAAGGGTCTAGCCACTCCATTTGAGCAAGGAGAAGATAGTGCCTAGCACAGAAGCACCAATCAGTATCACAGTAAAGACACCAGCAGGTAGCCTGGTAACAGTCCGCGCAGAAAGCGGAGACGAACTAGACAATGTCATTGCATTATCAGTGCATGCCATTGCATCAGCAGCACAAGAACTGGAGTCAGCAGTACGCGGTACTCCAGCACCAGCAGCAACAGTTGCATCAGTTGCTCAAGCATTTGGTGGCAACATCATTGAAACAGGAGCACCAGTTCCTGCCCAAGATTATGTACATCAACCACCACAAGTAAGTATTGGTGGTCGTGCATGTCCACACGGAAAGATGACAGCAATTCAAGGCATGGGTAAGGATGGAAAACCTTACAAAGGTTGGTTCTGTCCAGCACCGAAGGGTGCATTTGATAAGTGCAAAAATCAATATGTCACAGTTCAATCACCAGAGTGGAACACATTTGTTCCAGAACAGATTAAGTGAAGACACTCAAACGCTCTATAAATAAAGCAGAGGTGGGTGGCGAACCATTGCCACCTGCCTTTGCTGCATTTGAAAGGGCTGGGATTATTCTGCGTCGAGCAGAAGTAACTGTAATCGCTGGCACTCCAGGTGCAGGCAAGTCATCAGTTGCATTGTCTATTGCTGCAAAGACCAAACATCCTACACTTTATTTTTCAGCAGATACCAATGCACATACAATGGCTATGCGTCTGATTGCCATGACTGGCAAGATGACACAGACAGCAGCAGAAAGTTTGCTAAAAAACAACCCAGATAAGTCACACGAAATACTGCAACTAAACAATCATTTGTTCTGGTCCTTTGAATCTAGCCCCACACTTAAAGACTTAGATGATGAAGTCTCAGCCTTCGAAACCGTATGGGGTAAGAGTCCTACCTTGATTGTGGTAGATAACCTTATGGATGTAGCAATGGATGGGTATGACGAGTTTGGTGCAATGCGTGCCGTTATGAAAGAACTCAAGTACTTAGCCAGAGATACCAACGCAGCAGTGTTAGTGCTACACCATACCAAGGAAGGCTTTGATGGCTATCCTTGCCAGCCGCGTAGCGCAGTGCAGGGCATGGTCAACCAGATACCAGCAATGGTACTAACAATCGGACAGATGAAACAGGGAGACGAAACATTCTTATGCGTAGCCCCAGTTAAAAACAGATACGGACGGGCTGACCAAACAGGCAGCAACTATGTTACTCTGTCATTTAATCCTGAGTCTATGTACTTAGAAGATGTAGCAGTTAGATACCAACAGGAAGAGGTAATGTAATGCCCAAGTATAGAGTGACATACTCACAATACAAAGTAAAAGTTATTCGCGCATCTTCATTAGCAATAGCAGAAGAGCGTGCAAAGAAAGCAGAAACAGGTAGATGGGAACTAACAGAGGTTAGGGACGAACCACAAGAATGAGTACAGCAGCCAAGCGTAAAGGCAGCAAGGCAGAAGCAGATGCTGTTAAATGGTTGAAGGTCAATGGCTTTCCATATGCAGACCGCAGAATCGCAGGAGCACAACTAGACAAAGGTGATATCAGCGGTGTGAATGGAGTGACCATCGAGGTTAAAGACCACGTCCGCATGGACTTGAGCGCTTGGGTCAAAGAGTTAGAAGTAGAAATTAAGAACGACAACGCGTGGACTGGGACAGTTCTGCACAAACGGAAAGGTAAGTCAGATGTTGGCGAGTGGTATTGCACAATGCCAGCCAGCATTTGGCTTGCCCTAATCAGAAAGGCAATGGGTGAAACATAGTATCGCGGACTACTTAAGATATGTAGGCGCAGCCGTGCCTGCTGAGGGACACGGCTGGCGCAAAATTAAGTGTCCATTTCATGCAGACAGTCATGCATCAGCAGGTATTAACTTTGAAGAAAACAGATTCAAATGCCACGGATGTGGTGTTGGTGGAGATGTATACGATTTAATTATGCACAGAGAAGGAGGTAACTACAGTGAGGCTGTCAAGTTCGCACAGACAATTTCTCTTACAGGCGACGCACCAGTACGCAAGTCAGATTCATCTAGCAGCAGAGTATCTAGCAACACGCAATCTCTCGGTCGAAGAGGCGCAACGCTTTCATCTTGGAGTGGTAAAGGACGCTCTTCCAGGTCATGAGCAGTACACAGGCAGACTAGCAATCCCCTACATAACACCATCAGGTGTAGTAGATATTAGATTCAGAGCCATAGGTAATGCAGACCCAAAGTATATGGGTATGCCTGGTGCTAAGACCAGCATGTTCAATGCACAAGTAGTTCTTACTGCATCAGATTATATCTGTGTGACAGAGGGAGAAATAGACTGCATCACCATGAGTGTAAAGACAAACCATCCAGCCATAGGTATTCCAGGAGCCAACAATTGGAAACCATTTTACTCTAAAATATTAGATGACTTTGATACAGTAATTGTCTTAGCAGATGGTGATTCAGCAGGTATGGATTTTGGCAAGAAGGTTAGCCGAGAGTTAGGTAATGTTAATATAGTTCAGATGCCAGAAGGGCATGATGTTAATAGCATAGTAATGCTAGAAGGAGCGGAGTTTATAAATGAGCGAGTCCGAAAATGTCTTTCTGAATGATGGCGAAGAAGTATGGGATTTTATTAGGGAACATCCTAGGTACATAGGAATACCAATCTCTAACAGTAAGGGATTAGATATCCTTAATGCACTAAGAGATGTATGGATGGCAAATAAAGTAGACCACAAAAAAGCAAACAGCATGCTAACTATGCTGGCAGCCGTGCTAGTATCATCAGAGGCAGGGCATGGAGATGAAATTGTAGAAGAAGTATTAGTACAAGAAGCAATGATGGACTTTGATGAACAGGCTAAGGAGATATTAAATGAAAGACCTGAATGATTTTGAAAATATCCTAAAAGAACTACGTATTATTATGGTGCGTAAGCATCAAGACTACGGCCCATTCAACATAGCCAATGCTCCAGGCGGTGCAATGAACGGGCTGCTTGTGCGTATGCACGACAAGATGGCACGATTAGAAAACCTTTACTACAAAAGTAGCGACACGCCCAACTATGAAAGTATTGAAGATACCTTTATTGACCTAGCAAACTATGCAATAATCGGACTATTGGTGCAAAGGCGACAATGGGAAGGCGTAACAGAGGGATAACGTGGACTACTTAGAAGAGTATGAGCAGATGGTGGTGGCTGTTGCTGCCGAATACCAGCGCAAATACCCAATGACTGACCAACAAGACATACAGCAGGTGCTGTGGATATGGTTTGTTAGTCATCCAGTTAAGTATAAAGAGTGGTCAGCCCTGCCAAGAAAAGACAAGGACAAACTCATAGCCAAGTCTCTTCGCAATAAAGCAATTACTTATTGTGAGCGCGAGAAGGCACGGACGGTTGGCTATGAGTTGCTTGACCTTTACTACTATGACCCATCTGTTATCGAAGCCTTCTTGCCGTCAATCATTGCCGAATCGTATGAGATTCCAACCAAGATTAAAGACCTGAACTTTAAGTTCAACAAGTCAGAGACAGCCAACGATGGCAACAACTGGTTAGTGCTTAGGTCTGACATTGCAGCGGCATATTATAAACTACCAGAAGCAAAACAATTTATCCTCAAAGTCAGATTTACAGTAGACAATGTCGAGTGGAGCGAGACCGCTAAAGAATTAAATACAACTCCAGATGGTGCACGGATGAAGGTCCAAAGAACTATTGCATCTCTGATTAGAAACCTAGGCGGATGGAAACCACAGCCTGATGATGACTTGGTAGAGGCAGATGATGACGAACGAGGAGAATAATGTCGCTAAAGAAATCAGAGAGTTACTACACCCAACGGATTACACGCACGCTATGGACCTGCGAGGAGAATCTATTGGAGATGTTTGCATATGTGGAGGGGATGTATTTCATGCGCTTGTTGCATTTGACAAAGGTGAGATATGCTTTTATTTCCTTGATGGAGAGTGCGCTAACTGTGGGTCAATGGTCACACTCCCTCACCCAGCGCACGAGGAGTTTATCTAATGCCGCTATTTGATTTTAAATGTGTTTGTTGCACAGAAGTTATAGAGATTAACGAGAACATTCCCCCAGCCTGCAGCACTTGTGGTGAGACTATGCAGCGAGTATGGTCAGCACCAGCAGTAAAGTTTAACGGCACAGGCTTCTACTCAACAGGAGGATAAATGGAATACCCAGAATGGCAAGGCACACCTAACTGCAGAAGTGTAGAGTCAGAGGAGTTCTTTGTACCAGATGGTAGTTCTACATATAGAGAAGTTAAGATGCTTAAAAAAATCTGTAGCAACTGTGAGGTTAAAAAGCAATGCTTAGACTACTCACTTAAGAACGCAGTCTTTGGATTCTGGGGTGGCACTACAGAGTATGAACGTAAGTTGATGAGAAACAAACTAAACATTACAGCCAAGCCACTATACTTAGGATACCCATGAGCAAACTATCAGACTTCGACTTAGACCTAGCAAAGGGACATGAAGGAGAAGACTTAGTAGAACAACTACTAACAGGTGGCAAAACAGTAGAAGTAAAGACAGATTTGAAATGGAAAGATACTGGCAACTTATACATCGAGACAGTTTGCTGGTCGCACAACAACGAGAATTGGTATCTATCAGGGCTATCTAGTACTAAGGCAGAATACTGGGCCTTCGTATTAGAAGGGGCAACTCTGCTAGTACCAACGGAGGTACTGAAGCAGGTGGTAACGGTTCGGGGAAGAGCCATTACTTGCAACATACCTCCCAACCCTAGTAAGGGCTACCTTATTAAGGTTGAAGACATACTTTCTGCCTTGCAGAAATAGAAAAAACCCCCCGAACTGGTAGGGGAAACCAGAACGGGGGGTTTACTGTCTCTATGGGGCTGCTAGGCCCCTTAAATGGGTACTACTTTGAACCGCGACCAAACTCTGGGGCAGAGTTATCTAGCCACTTGAGTAATGGACCAGCAAAGCCAGCCATTCCAGCCATCGCTAGTGTCTTAAGGTCAGTCTCGCCCACAAGGTAGAGGGCTACAACAGCGGACGCTGCAGCACGGAACCAAGTAAGTGATAGTTGTTTGAATTGCTCCATCATTTCCTCCTAGGGGATTAGGATTTTGTACTGTGCAATTTGCAGCAAGTACAAACTTGTTTTGTATATGCCTTCTTAACAGGTACTGGTGTTACCTTTGAGATAACTTGATTAATAATTTTAGGTTGATTCAACCACCAAAACCACGGAGAAGTATCGGCACAAAGAGCGGACTCAATAGAAATATGTAGATGCTTATTATGAGGATTAGACCCAGTGTACTGTCTGTTTCCTTGTTTAGCCTTTTCTTTAGACCATATCTTGCCTTGAAAGATAAGATACTTAACTCGCTTATCTTCTTTAAGGTGTTCAAAAATTTCAACACAATCAATTCCATTC